CAGCTGAAAAAATTGCAAGAACAATAATTAATGGATATACAGGACAAAAGTTTATTCAATATTATGGTCAACAAGAACAATTTGGATTTGGATCAGATGCTATAGAGCTTGTTGAAAAAATGGTGTCAATAGATAAGCTTTGGGAAAACGATGAATTGTTAATTGATAATACAATTACTCCAGTTTATAATAATTTTGGTTTCCCTATAGAATTAAGTCCAACAAAAAAAGCTATTAGAATTATAAATGTAGGCTGGGATCTTAGATATGATAATCAAGTAGATCCAACTGCAATGGGTAATGGAAGATTCAGAGATGGCTCAAGATATAAATTTCAAGGAATAATTGGTTGGAAATATGTTCCAGAAGATATTAAAATTGCTTCAATGCTTTTAGTAGGCGATATTTTAGCAAACGATTATAACTGGCGCAACAAGTATCTTAAGAAAGTAAACCTTTCAGAAATTTCATTTGAAATGGCAGGAGGAGCATTTAACGGTACGGGCAATGTGACTGTGGATAATATCCTTGATCAATACCGAAACGTTAATATTGTAATTATTTAATGTTTAATCCATCACTTATTGCATCAATTATGAATATGACCGCTCAAGTTTATATTCAACAAAATGTACAAGATACAGATACTGGAGCAATATCCAGACAATGGGTTTATAAAAAAACTGTTGAATGTAAGATTGAGCCTATTCAAGCAAGAGGAACTAATACAAGAGGCGATAATAAAAGTTTTAGTACATCAGACAATGCAATGGGCGGGTATGATGAAGGGTTTCAACTTAAAATGAAATCTCTTGATCTTTTAAGTAAGCGTTGGAGAATTGTTAATATTAGGTCAAGTGATGGTAAACAAGTATTTGTTGAAATTGATAAGATTGATCAACCAGATACTATTTTTGAAGTAACATCTTCACATGCAGTCTTAGACCCATTTGGAAAAATTTCTTATTATGAAACTACAATCCATAGAGTAAAGGTCCAAGACAATGATAAAACTATCAATAACTAAATCAAGTCTTGAGGCTTTAAATAGAGAGATTGATCTTAAAGTAAAAGCTATTGGTCATATGACTCAACCCGATTTTTTAAATGAAATTTCAAAAGCTGCATTTATTATATTGGGTGAAAGATTTGTTTTAGCGGTAGATAGATTTTCTGCAACAAATCCAAAAAGAATGCATCACATATATGAATGGAATAAAGTTGGTAATCCTTCAGCAAGATTGTTTGTTTTAAATAGGATGATATTAGTAAATGGAAATATGACAATCAATGCAAATTTTAAACAATCAAAAACTCCCGTCCCAATTGATCCAGAATTGTTATCACCTGGACCAACAGGCAAGATTGTAACTAAAAGAAATATATTTAGAGATAAAGCTGAAGTTATGGAATCTGGCAAGCCAGTTCGTTATCAAGCTAAAAAAATGCTTGCATTTATGGGATCAGATTTAGGAATAAAATTTATACAGCCTGGAACTACAGTAAACAATAATAATCCAGGCGGGAAATACGTAAAAGGTTCTTTGGCTACTTTCATGTCTGCTTGGTATAATAAGAATGCTCAAACAATTATGGATTCTTCAGGGCTATATCAAAGAATAGTTAATGAAACATCTATGGTATTATCAAAGAAAAATGCGGGAATTACAGATGTACAAGCAATTACTAAACAAATTGTAAATTCAATTGTTGCAGGTAGGGAGATAATTAAATGACAGTAAACTACAAATACGTGGCATCATATGATATCCGTAAAAACTTTTTAAACGAGCTTATAGCCAAGGGATTAATTAACCTTAACGATTACATAGCAGATGGCTTTTCGAGCCCCCTAGAGCCCATTATACCCGCACAGCAGGTACCAGAATTCAACAACATGCTCCCAGGTAAGACATATGTTATTTATGATATTACTCAAAGTCACGGGGACACTCAATGGTGGATGAGCGAAGATGTTATAACCTTTGATATTGTTTCAAGAGATCCATCTGAGATTCAAACAATTCTTAACCTTGCTACAGACCTTTTTAGAAGATATGATGATTCAGCAAAAGACATTAATCTATCTTTGATTGCTTCAAGTCCATATAAGTATCATTATTTTAAGGTAGAATCTTCAGATCCCGTCCAAGCTTTTGCAAATGAAGGCGGGTTTATGAATGGAATAATTTCAATAAGATACGCTTACACCAGACAGCTAGATTCAGTTACAGGTAGATACTCATAAAAGTTTGATTTATTTGACTTTAATGCTATGATTTTACATGAGGAAGTAAATTGTCATCTTTTTAGATTTTTTAATTAAAATAAAATAAGGTGGTGAAATAAAATATGGCTACAAATACAAAAAATATCGTTGTTGGTGCAGCTTCTCTTTTCATAAGCTCTCAAGAAGATACAGCAAGACCATTAACTACAACTGCAGTTATTACAGGTGCAACAGGTAGTGGTGGTTTTCTTAGTTCAGGCGTTTCAGCCCGTACAGGCTTGCTTGCAACAGGTTCAAAATATCGTGAAGTTGGTTATACAAATTCAGGTCTAGAAGTTTCTTACGAACCAAATTATGGTGAAGTAATGGTTGATCAGTTGCTAGATGCAGCAAAACTATTTAAGCAAACACTTAAGGTTACACTTAAAACAGAATTGGTAGAAGCAACTCTTGACAATCTTACTCTTTCATGGGGTCAGATGGACACATATTATGTAAATTCAACAGGCAGTACAATTACTGCAGTTAACTCAATGACTGATGTAACACCAGTTGGTGGATCAGAAATTGGTACAACTTTGAATATGGCAGCGGGCGCTCTTGGAGATGCTCCAGTAGAACGTACTCTTATTGCAGTTGGTAATGCTCCAGCTCAAGTTAAGAACAACGCTCAAGTTTCAAGTGATTTACGTAATAAAGAGCGTGTATATGTTGCACGTCGTGTTGTATCTATGGATACAACTGCTCATGGTCTAAAGCGTGATTCAGCTACTGTATTCCCAGTAAGTTTCCGCTGTTTGCCAGATGATACTCAGGTTGGTTATGCTGGTTCTGAGTACGGCATAGTAATTGATCGTGTATGGGGAACTGTTTAATAACATAACTCAATAACAATTTAATAACATTCAGGCCCCGTCAGAAATGACGGGGCTTTGAATTTGTGTATGCCAATTATGTTGGTATAATTTAACTAAACAAAGGAGCTATAAATTGGCAACAACAGTATATGATGTAGTAGAAGTAGAGCTTTCAAATGGTGAACAAATCACTTTAAAACCGCTTCCTATTAAGAAGCTAAGAGAGTTCATGGAACTAATTAAGAAGATGGACGAGCCAGAAAATGCATCTGAAGACGCAGCAATGGATATTTTTATTGATGCTGCAATGCTTTGCATTAGCGGCCTTTATCCAGACTCACCTCTAGGTAAAGATAAAGACAAGTTTGAAGATGTTGTAGAAATTCCAACCATGATGAAGATTCTAGAAATCGCTGGTGGATTGAAACTAACAGACCCAAACCTTCTGGGAGCGGCACTAGTTGGGACGAACTAGACCTACGCTCCCTGGAGTCCGAAGTATTTTTGCTTGGTCGTTGGAAAAATTACGAAGAATTAGAAAACAGTTTGTCACTAGAAGAATTAATGGCAACAGTTGAAGCAATTCGTAGTAAAGATAACAATGACAAGAAGTTTGTTGCAGCAATAAATGGAGTAGATTTAGAAGAAAACGATCAAGAAATATCAAATGATATTACTGATTTAAATTCTGCAAGAGTTGCAAGTAGCGAAGGCTTTGGATTAAACGAAGGACTTGGCTTTATGCAAATGGGGGAGAGTGAATGGCAAGAATAGAACTTAATATAGTTGCCCTAGGTGACTTTAAATCTGTTAATGCTCAAATCAAAGCGCTCCAAGATCAAGTTACTCTTCTTAATAAGGGTGTAGCAAGTGTTGGCATTAGTGCTAATTTAACAAAACAATTAAATGAAGCCAATGCTGTTTTTAAATCAACTATACTTTCTACTGGTCAATTTACTGCATCAACTGTTAGGCTAAAAGCTGAAACTGATAAATTTGGTGACGCATTAGTTGGCGGTAAATTAAAACTTACAGAATATTTTCGAATAATTAAAGCTGGGTCTACAAATGCAACTGCTCAAATGAGAGCCCTTGCAATGGAACAAACAAAACTCCAAAATTCTATGGTTATGTCAGACCCTACAAAACAAGGTGTTCTTTCTGTTTTTACACCTACAAAGATTAATGCTATATCAAATGCTACAAAAATTGCAGCAAATACTCAAAATCTTTATAACATTGCAGTAGATAAAGGTGCACAATCTCTTATTAACTGGGGTAAAAATACTCAATGGGCAGGTCGTCAATTAACAGTTGGTATGACAGTACCACTTACAATTTTTGGTAGTACCGCTATGAATGTTTTTAAAGAAGTTAATGATCAGTTGATAAGAATGCAAAAGGTTTATGGAAATGGAATTCAACAACCAACACAACAAGCTTTATCTGCAATAAGGGGACAAATTTTATCGCTTTCAAAAGAGCTTGCATCTAGCATGGGTGTTGCAGTCAAAGATACTGCAGCGATGGCTGCTGATTTAGCTGCTACTGGATTGCAAGGGGTTCAATTAGTTGGTGCAACAAGAGAAGCAATTCGTCTTCAAAAATTAGGCGAAATGGATCAACAAGATGCAATGCAAACAACAATTTCTTTACAAAATGTTTATAAATTAAGCACAAACCAATTATCTGGAGCAATAGATTTTCTTAACGCAGTTGAAAACCAAACATCAACAAGTATGCAAGATTTAGCAGCAGGTATTCCAAAGGTTGGACCAATTGTGCAGCAGCTTGGTGGATCTTTTAAAGATACAGCACTTATGATGGTTGCAATGAAAGAGGCGGGAGTTCCAGCAGCTCAATCTGCAAACGCTATTAAATCAGCTCTAGCATCACTTATTAATCCAACAACAGCAGCAAAAGATGCATTTGCTGCATATAATATTAATTTATCATCAATTGCTACAAAAACTGGTGGAAATCCAATACAAATGATTATGATGTTACAAGAATCATTAAAAGGATTACAACCCCTTGCACAAGCTCAATTAATTGATAAACTTTTTGGAAAATATCAACAAGCAAGAATTCAAGCACTTATTACAAATTTGGGTGCAGTTAATAGTCAAACAAGTCAGGCTTTTAATTTAATGAATTCTTCAGAAGCAGAATTAAAAGGAATCGCAGCAGGAGAATTAAAAACCGCTACTGAATCTACAACAGGTAAATTTAGACGAGCAGTTGAAACAATGAAAGCAGATCTTTTACCAGTTGGTGAAAAAATTATGCAAGTTGCTACAGCTTTGTTAAATTTTGGAAATAGTGTTGCAAAAGTATTTGGTGGACTTCCAGCCCCAGTAAAAACAGTCCTTGGAATAATTACAGCAGGCATAGCATTATCAGGTCCAATAATTATGTTTACTGGTGTACTTGCTAACTTTGTTGGATATTTAGTTAAAGGTTTATTCTCAATGAAAAATCTTATTAATGGAACTAAAACGTTTGGACAATTATTTACTCCCGAAATTATTGCATCTCAAAACGCAGCACAACTATTTAGTCAAAAAATTATGCAAGATGAATCTGCAGTAATGCTCCTTAATCAAGCAGTAAAACAACTTACTATAAGCCTTGAAGGAATGGCAATGGGAATGGCTGCCGCATCTGGTACTGGATTAGCAGGTAAAGTACTTGCCGCAGAAGCTGGACTTGCGGGAGGAAGAATTCCATTTAGAGCACCAAAAATGGCAACTGGTGGAATTGTTCCAGGAAGCCCTTCAGCAGGAGATGTTTATCCAGCACTTCTTCAAGGCGGGGAAGCAATAATTCCTACAGCACAAGCACAAAGATATCCATCATTTATTAATGCAATGATTGATGGAACACTTCCTATGCATGCCAATGGTAAAAAATCAAGAGCTGGAGATGTAACCGCTCAAGCAACAGGATCAAATTTAGCGGTTTCAAAAGAACTAGGATTAACTCAAGGAGCTCCAGGATATCAAAGTGGAGAAAATGCTACATATTTACCAACAACAACAGTTGCAACTCCTTCAGCTTCATATAATACAAAATTAGCTTCTGGTACTGCAAATCCACAAGAGTGGTTAGATTTTGTAGGAAAAGAAGGCGGAAGAGGCGCTAGATCACACAGTGGACTTTATGAATTTTTAAAATTACAATCAACACTTACTCCAGAAGAAAAAGCAAAAATTCTATCAGATGCTCATAAAGAATTTGAATCTCAAATGAAAGCACTTGTTGCTGACGGTAAAAAAGTTTCAGATAGAGAGTTTTCAAAAATAGCAGATAGCTCATATTCAAAAGCTATGAAAGAAACAATTGCAAATAATCCTGAAGTAGCAAAAAGTTGGGAAACTGAAACAAGTGCTGTAGGTTCAGCAAGAACACAGGGAAGAAGATATTTACATAAATCAGGAGAATACAGGACAACTGGTGGAACCTTAGCATCTTCTGTTAAATCTCCAGAAAGCCGTATGCCTTCTTATGCTGCAATTAGAGAAGCAAATCTTGCAGAATTTAATGATAATGCTGCAGAATCTCATGTAATGTTACCAGGATTTGTAAGAAAATTTGTTGGAAGAAAATCTGCAAATATTACGGGCGCAGAATCTATTATAGGTAGAGCAGAAGTTGATAGATTAGAAGGTCCAAGGGGGTCTTCATCCTCCCGACCATTTGCAAATTCTCCAAAATTTGAACCAAAAATTGATTTGTCTGGACCATCAGGAAGCATGGCTAGAAGTAGCGGAAGTTATACAAGAACGCACAACCTTATTCTTGACAAAGTTAAAAGACAAGAAGAAGAAAAATTAGCAAAACAA